TACGTGTAGCTTTAACAAGTTCAGTTACATCACCTACAAAGCCTAAAGAGGCAGGTACAGCTCCTCGTAAAGCTGCTTCTCCTGTCTCTAGTAAGCCCTTACCATACTCAGCTATACTAACACCTTCTTCAGACTCTACAGGCTCTGTAGGCTTTGCAGGCTGTCTAGCCTGTTGCATTTCTTTACGCATACGAGCGATTTCCATCTCTTTACGCATGCGGTCTATTTCTGCAGCCTTATCCATCACTAACCTCCTTTTTTCTTAAACGCTTCGTATTCTGCTAGTGTTTTGTTATACTCTTCATCTAAATACGAAGGATTAGTGTCATCTGTAGGGATAGTAACATCCGCCCCTTTAGCTCGTGCAATCTTTTTTTGTATCTCAGCATAGCGCTGTCTAAACTCACCAATACGTTCTTCAAAGTCTCCTTGCTTCATAGCAGGGTCGATAGACCTAAAGGCTTTGATTAACAAGTCTATTTCACGTTCAGTAACCTGACCAAGACCTGAAGCACCTGTTTGACTACTTGCTTTCAATTCCATAAGTTTCTCAAGGAATGAATTGGACTGTAGCGTAGTTATATCTTGATTCAACGTGTAGGCGTCTGTGCCCGGAATAAACTTACCTGCCGCATAACCAACGGATGTCATATCTTTACGCAGTCTTATTGTATCTTCCACAACACTATCTACATTATCTATAGCTTGGAAAAAGTCCTGTTCAGCGTACTTGCCCTGTTGTAGTCTTTCAGCCGAGCCTAGTTCATTCAGTACTTGTAGCTTCTTAGCATCAAGTTCTTCTTGTGATAAGCCCTGTTTAGAAAGACCATTAGAAGATTTGTAATATTTTGCTTTATTTGCCGGAGATAGAGCGGATAACTGAGATGTTAAAGCGTCTTTTCTCTCTTCAGCATCTAACATTGCAAAGTCATTCTGAGCATTAAATAATGTTTGATATACGTTAGGAGTAACTAAGTTACCTTGTATTTCATCCTTAGATACAACTTTATTACCACCAACAGGCTTTATAGTTTGATTACCTTTATCATCTGTAAAGACTGTGTAGGAATTTCCAGTTTTATCATCAATAAATGTTTTACCATCGCCAATACTAGGTGTCTCAGAAGCTGACTCCTTCATCTTTAACACTTCTTGTGCTGCTTTAGCTAATGTAGGGTTTTCCACTATGTTATTCTGAATCATAGTTCTTAATTGACTTTCATCAGCATTCGCTAACTTCTTCTGTAGCGCTACCTTCTTAGCCTGTTCAGCCTCTTGAGCCTGCTGAGCCCGTTCAGCCTGCATCTCATTAACACCCTTCTGACGACCGCCCATTAAACGCTCACCAAGCATACCAAAGCCTGCAGAGGCTCGTTGAGCCCCCGAGACAGACGTTAACAACTTACCAATAGCATCACTACCATAGTTAGTTACACCTTGGTTAAGCTTTTGTTGTCTTAATTGGTTATCTAGCAGTCTACCCTGTTCAGGGGTTAGCAAATCTTTTATTAAATTACTCATAGTCTTAGTTTCCTAAATTCAATCCTGCTAAACCTGCACCGATATTACCGAAAGACTTAATCATCTCTTGTGTAACACCTGCTTCACCTAACGCTAAGTCTTTAAGCAATCCTGCCTCAGACAATCCTGCATTGGCTAGTAAGTTCATAACAGCCTGCTGATTAGCCTGCTCTTGAGCTCGTGCTGACAAGCCTAAGTTAGCTGTTGCTAGTTGTTGTTCTAGCGGTATACCAGAAGCTTGTAGCGTTTGATTCAGGTTGGCTAGACGTATTGCTTGTTCTTGTTCATCAGCCATAGAAGCCTGTTGTCCCAATCCAAACATAGAAGCAGCATTAGCAATATCTTGACTACCTAACTGTCCACCAAGTTGCTGTGCTTCTAAACCTAAACCAAGTAAACCTTGACCTAGCTGTTGCTGTTGAGCACTGATACCTGCACCGGTCTGTGCAAGCTGTGCAGCCAACTGAGCTGAAGACTGTTGACGTGATAAACCTTCAGACTGTAGCTGTGAAGCAATCTGTTCAGCTGACATACCAAGCTGTGCAAGCTGTGAAGCCCTTGCTTGTGAAGCGCTTTCAAGGTCTGACTGAGCCTGTTGTGCTTGTATGTTAGCACCACGTAAAGACATCTCTTGACCAAAGCCTTCGCTGTCTAGTTGTGCTTGAATCTGTTCACCTGATAAACCAAGTTGACCAAGCTGTGTAGCTCGTGCTTGTTGTGACGAAGCTAACTGGTCAGCCATTGACATAGCCTGTAACGAAGCAGCATTACGTGCTTCAGCTTGTGCTTTGTCCATAGAGAACTGCTCAGGTGTGCCGCCATACATACTAGTCTGTAAACCTAATCTACCTTGAGCAGCTAAACGATTCTCTAGTGCAATACGTTGACGCTCTTCTTCAGGAGATTGTGTTGCTCTAATCTGTTCATACACTGACTGAGCTGTAGGTGTAGCACCTGACAAGCCCTGTTGAGCCTGTGCTAACAACCCTTGGCTAAAGTCACCTGCACCTGTACGTACACTAGGAGCTGAGATACCGCTGTAAGCTCCTGTAACGTCCGCACCTGCTCCTGCGAAGTCTGCTTGGCCTGTCAACCCTTGTAAGCCCATTAAGCCCTGAGAAGGCTGTCCAGAAGCTGTTAAGCCCTGTGTAGTCATAGCTGTCTGTAGACGTTGCAACTCTGCAGGTGATTGAGCGTTAGCAATCTGTTGTTCACCCATACGTGCGTATGCACCACCAAGCCCTGAAGCAAATGCTCCAGTGTTAGCACCTAACGCTTGACCTGCGCCTGCAAAGGCTTGATTAGCTAGTCCAGTTTGGTTAGGTAGTCCGGTAGCTAGACCAGAGGTCATTGTACCTGCCTGTCCGAGTAGACCAGTCTGTACAGATGATGGTGCTAAATCTACACCACCTGCATTTAAACCAACATTACCTGCTGCGCTTGTTACAGTGTAAGGTGTAAACTCGCCTCGTTGTTTTATATCAGCAGTAACATTACCGTAAGCAGTTGACAGGTCTGTACCTGCTTGTGATAAAGCGTCTTTAGCTTCCTGTGCACCTACATACGACGCACCACCTGCTAAGGCTGCTCCGCCTAGTTGAAAAAAATCTTCCATTTCCATTAGTAACTACCTCCATCAATAGTCCCTGCTGATAATGTACCTGTAACAGTAACTGTAGGAGCTGTCACCGTACCTGTAAAGGTTGGACTAGCTGTGTCCGACTTTGTTGCTACGTTAGTCTGAATGTTATTAAACTCTGTATCTATTTCAGAGCCCTTGATAATCTTTGCAGGGTTGCCTGAGGCTAGTGTATCTTTAACTGCAAAGTTAGTTGTCTTAGTGTAGTTACTCATTAAATAGTCCTTCCTATTATTGCTTGTGCTGTCATACGTTGTATAGAAACTGGTGCGCCATTAACCTCTGCTTCGATGCCAAGCTGTACAACCTGACCACCACCGGCAGCGTTAACTGTAGGTCTATTTACTAATACACCGGCATTAAACTCGCCTTCATTATATTCAGCTATACTGTATTCCGCAATAACTTGTGTACTTAAAGTGAAACGTTTCTTTTTATAGGCATAGCTGTAATCATAACCCCAGTTAAGCGTTACGTCTGTTGCTGAACCACCTATAACCGTTATCTTTAAATTCTTAAGTAGTTTTAAATTACTAGGCGCTCCAAAGTCTAGGTAGTTTGTGAAATACGACATATGATAACTACTACCGTTATCGCTGTATCCATTATACAAAGCAAGTCCATCACTAACACCTATAATCAAATCACCTGCTTTATCTCTTACAAAGCATGCGCCTGTATGCCCTTCCCATTTAGTCACACGATATGCTCCGTTTTCTAATGGAGCTCTAGTGTCGAAGCACCATGTAACACCTACAGAAGGTAAACGTACAAGGTAAAACGCTTCCTCTTGACTAAATACAGTTTTTATAACTCCGGTTTCAGAGCGTATATCAGTCATAAAGTTTAATCGGACATTACGAGTTATATCTAAAATAGGCAGTGATTTAGTCTGTACAACCCTATTAAGTGAAGCGATACCTGCGTCAGACAAGAATAATAAATCAGCACCAGTACTCTGAACGCTATCACGAGCTATGCAGCCTATGCCAGATATAGTATCAACCAACGACATTGTAGCGGGGTCACTAGCTCCTTCATATATTAATATCTGTCTTTCGCCAAATATAACTAAAAACCCATTGTGTATCGCTAATGCTGTAATTCTATCTTGTCCGGCTACCCAGACCTTTGAAATATCAATAGAGCCTGACGAACCAGTATCCCATGCAAATCCGTTTAAAAGGTCTGAGAAGAAAATCTTATCATTATTAGTGGACGTACCTGCAACCCACAGTCTTCCAAAACCACCGGCAACGATACTACCCTGTGGTACTGTGCCGCTATAGAAAGGACTGTTACTAATTAAATCACAGGTAGTACCATCATAATACAATGGGTCTTGGTCAGCTGCAAATAAAAAGTGATAGTCATTGAAGCTAGCATGTGCAAAATCACCGCTATTAATTGAGTAGCTAGCAGGTGTTACGTCTGTAAGCGATGTTTTACCTACATAAATACTAGCACCAGTAGTCGATACAATTTCGCTTTCGCCAGAGTTGTTTATGTACTCCCCTACACTTACTATAGAGTCTGTGGAGTCTTGGTTTAAATAGCTCCATCCTTTACGAGCACCTATACGACCAAACTGGTCTATAACACAGTTAGTAGCATCTAAAGCGTACTGCTCCGCTAGGGATGTAGGGCTGTCTTCGGTGTTTAAGCCAAAAAAGCCGGGGGCTTGTATTGTAACCGTTTGTAATGGTTTTGCCATTGTTATTCCTTATTGAACGTCAAAGACAAGCTCACCACTATTGTTACCTGCATCTAAGGCAATAGCATTTGCTAAGTCTGTTTGTGCGATAACCACTTGCTCCATAGCCCCTTGACCGCCTGTTTCGCCACGTTCACGTAACGCAT